CTACAAAGGTAGAGTTAAAAACAAAGACAAAGTACATACCTTTCAATATAGGTTCTCGCCAACAGATAGGCACAGTGTTACAGGATCGTGGATGGGAACCTAAATTATATACTGAGAAAGGTAACATCATAGTTAATGATGAAGTTTTATCTAAGATTGACATGGACGAGGCTAGAATGTTTAGTCGCTATCTTTTATTACAGAAGCGTATAGCCCAGATTCGATCTTGGATAGAGAAGTGTGGGGATGAAGGCAGAGTTCATGGAAAAGTAATGACTCTCAAAACAATCACAGGGAGAATGGCACATAACAATCCTAATATGGCACAAGTGCCAGCCTCCTACTCTCCCTATGGTGCTGAGTGTCGTGAGCTTTGGACCGTTAGTAATCCCCACACTCATAAGTTAGTAGGTACTGATGCTTCAGGACTTGAGCTACGTATCCTAGCCTCTTACATGAAAGATCAATCTTTTATTGACGAGGTTGTTAATGGTGATGTACATACAGCTAACATGAAGATGGCTGGCTTGCAGGATCGATCTCAAGCTAAGACATTTATTTATGCTTTGATGTATGGAGCAGGACCAGCAAAGATTGGTGCAGTGGTAGGTGGCTCTGCAAAAGAGGGACAAGAACTTACTAATAGGTTCTTAAAAAACATGCCACGCTTGCGTAACCTACGTAATCAAGTGACAGAAGCAGCAGAGTCTGGTTTAATTAAAGGGTTAGACGGTAGACTTTTACACATACGTAATTCGTTCTCTGCTTTGAATACCTTAATTCAAGGAGCAGGAGCAGTTGTATGTAAACAATGGCTTGTGCATATGATGTCTAATGTATATGCTCAAGGTCTTGATGTTAAACTAGTAGGGAGTATTCATGATGAATATCAGTTTGAAGTAGCTAACCAGGATGTTAAAAAGTTTACAGAGATTACCCAGTATGCTATGACTAAGACTACAAAAACTTTAAACTTAAACTGTCCTCTGGATAGTGAACATAAGGTAGGAACTACATGGCTACAAACACACTAAGAAAGAGGGAGAGTTTTCAAACAGGAGAAAGAGCAGAAAATCTTTTTGAAAGGGTAGCAAAGAAAGAACATTTTAAAGTACATAAAGCTAATAGAGATCAGAATATGAATCAACATATTGATTTCTTTATTAGTTGTTATCATTTTAATTTTAGTGTGGACGTTAAAGCTAGAAAGAAAATTAGTAGAGGAGATTCAGAAGTTAATGATGCATGGACTTGGATTGAATTTAAAAATGTTAGAGGTAAACCTGGATGGTTGTATGGCAAAGCAGATTACATAGCTTTTGAAAGAGAGTTTGATTTTCTATTAGTCAATAGGTACAAATTGATAGAGTTTTGTGAAGATAAGATTGACTTAGAAAATATTGTACCATCTACTCATATGGCTGAGTATGCAGCATATCAACGTAAAGGAAGAAAGGATTTAATTTCAAGGGTTTGTATGGATGATATAAATAAACTGGAGGGTAACATTGTATTAATAAAATAGTAGTTGACACATTGCTTTGTATCATGTATAATTCGTTTGAAATCATGCAGAGATATCTGCTAACTAGTAAGGAGAAAATACTATGGGTGTAATTAATGGCACGGCTTATTGGGCTTCTGTAACCACACCAAACACCACCTTCAATGAGGATGGTGAATGGAAGATTGATGTAGGTAATCTTTCTGAATCCACCATTGCTAACTTGGTTGCAGATGGCCTTGAAGATCGTATTAAAAACAAGGATGACGAACGAGGTGAATACATTACCTTGAAACGTCAGGTTAAGAACCGTCGAACTGGACAAGCTAACTCTGCTCCTGATATTATGGATGGACAGAAGAAACCTATCTTAAACACGTTGGTAGGTAACGGTTCGATTGTAAATGTTCTGTATCGTCCATATGATTGGACGTATCAGAAGCGTAAGGGACGCTCTGCTTCGCTTGAGGCAGTACAAGTTCTAGACTTGGTTCCTTATGGTGGCTCTGCATCAGATGCTTTTGATGTAGTAGATGAAGGCTTCTCCTCAATGGACGAAGATATTATTCCTCTTTCGTCCTAAACTAGGGAAGGGGGAACTCTGGATATCTGGAGTTCCCCCTATTTTTTATGAAAACAATTGATACATTAGTTGCTGATATTTATTCTCTGTTTGAATCATCTGTACCTGATATGTCAGATGATGAAGTAGATAATATTATTGATAAGTTTGGTGATGCGCTAAAGGTACATTTAAAAAGATTTATTTATGAAGAAGAACGTAGAAGAGATACTCTTCGACTATCTGCTATTGGTAAACCTGAAAGGCAGCAGTGGTATAGTGCATCTCCTCATTCAAAAGTTAAAGAGAATATAGAACTTCAAGGTAAAGATAAGATTAAATTTTTATATGGTTATATTTTAGAGGAACTATTACTTACCTTGTCTTCTCTCGCAGGACATGAAGTTAAAGATGAGCAGAAAGAAGTATCAGTTGAGGGTGTACTAGGACATCAAGATGCTGTTATAGATAATGTATTGGTTGATTGTAAGTCCTCATCAGGTAGAGGCTTTGATAAATTTAAAAACAATTATGTATCTTCTGATGATCCCTTTGGATATATTGCACAGATATCTTCTTATGCTGAAGCTAATGGATTAAATGAAGCTGCTTTCCTAGCTATCAATAAACAAACAGGTGAGATATGTTTATCTAAAGTTCATTCAATGGAAATGATTAATGCATCTGATAGAGTTAAGTATATTAAAGACATGGTTAATCAAAGTAATCCACCAGCTAAATGTTATTCTGATGTTCCTGATGGTAAGTCTGGCAACCGTAAGCTGGATGTTGGTTGCATCTATTGTGATTACAAGCGTGATTGTTGGAAAGATGCTAATGGTGGTCAAGGATTACGTGTGTTTGATTATGCAACAAACCCTAGATATCTTACGCAAGTTTCTAAGATGCCTAACGTAGAAGAGATTGTAGATTGGTAATGCATTGGAAGTACATAGGTAAACCTGACATTCAAAATAAATTTGGTTTTGTATATATCATTACAAATAAGAAAACAGGTAAAGCTTATATAGGATGTAAGCAGTATTGGCACTACAAGAAAGGTAAGAAAGCTAGACAATCTAATTGGAAAGTTTATATGGGTTCTTCTAAATCTTTAACAGAAGACATTAAAAAACTAGGTAAAAGAAATTTTAAGTTTGAGATGTTAGCTGAATACAAAAACAAAAGAAGCTTGAGATATTATGAATGTTATTATCAAATGAAATATAATGTTCTTGCTTCTGTTCTTGAAGGTACAGACGAACCAGCATTTTATAACAACTATGTAGGAGGAAAATGGTATAGACCAGTGGAGAGCTATGAATCAGAACTATAGAAACATACTTAATAATTTAACTTCGATAACAAACGAATCTATTTTTAATGATACTCATAATACAGAGTATCATTCTTTATTTATGGGTGTGATCTTTCGAGCATTGTTAGATGCTACTAAACCAGTATCTACCAATGAGCCTACTCATATTAAAGTAGATCGTAGTGCTGCTAAAGCCTGGTTCTATGCTTGTTCAGGCGTGACTTGTGAAAACTTTGAATACATATGTGATGTAGCAGGAGTTGATCCTGTTGCTATGCGGACAATTGCTGATAAAATATTTAGTGAAGAGGATACTAGTTATGCCAGAAAACAAATCAACTCGTTCTTCTACGAAACATGATATGGTTAATAGTCCCAAGCATTACCGTATGCAGGGTGTAGAGGCAATAGATATTCTAGAAATGTCCATGACTGAAGAAGAGTTTATGGGTTACTTAAAAGGTAATATGCTTAAATATATTATGAGATATAAACATAAGAACAAGCCCAAAGAAGACTTGCAAAAAGCAGAGTGGTATCTTAAAAAACTAATTGAGAAGATATAGAGGAGAACAACATGAACCAAATTACTTTACCAACTAATTATCAATCATTCATTCACATGTCTCGTTACTCTAGATGGTTAGAGGAAGAGCAGCGAAGAGAAACCTGGGAAGAAACGATAGATCGGTATCTTTCTTTCATGGTAAATCATTTAAGTAATAATTATACTTACGATTTGTTTGGTGAAGAATTATCTGAGATTAGAAATGCTATGCTTAATCTTGAAGTGCTTGGTTCTATGCGAGCTTTGATGACTGCTGGTCCCGCTCTAGCCCGTGAGAATGTTGCTGGCTATAACTGTTCTTATCTTCCCATTGATTCACCTCGTTCTTTTGATGAGTGTCTATATATTCTTATGAATGGAACAGGCGTTGGTTTCTCTGTTGAACGTCAGTATATTGCTAAACTTCCTACGATTCCTGATGTAGAGTTTGAACAAACAGATGATGTTGTTTCTGTTGCTGACTCTAAAGAAGGATGGGCTAGAGGGCTACGTGATTTAATCTCTCTTCTATATACTAATCGTATACCTAAGATTGATACTAGTAAAGTTCGTCCTGCTGGTGAGCGACTTAAAATATTTGGTGGTCGTGCTTCTGGTCCTGCGCCTCTGGAAGAGTTGTTTGATTTTACTATTCAAACATTTAAGAAAGCACAAGGCAGAAAACTAAACTCTGTTGAGTGTCATGATATCATGTGCAAGATTGGTCAAGTAGTAGTTGTTGGTGGTGTTAGAAGGTCTGCTCTGATTTCACTTTCTAACTTGACTGATGAGCGTATGCGTATGGCAAAGAGTGGTGAGTGGTGGGTAGACAATCAACAACGCGCACTCTCTAATAATTCTGTATGCTACACAGAGAAACCTGACATGGGTATCTTTATGAAAGAGTGGCTATCATTGTATGAAAGCAAAAGCGGAGAGCGTGGCATCTTCAATCGTGTATCTGCACAGGAGAAAGCATCATCCAACGGTAGACGTGACGGCTCTATTGACTTTGGCACTAATCCTTGTTGTGAGATTATATTACGTCCCTATCAGTTCTGTAATTTATCAGAGGTTATTTGTAGAGCAGATGATACTATTGCTACATTGAAAGAGAAGATTAAGATTGCAACTATTTTAGGTACATTCCAATCGACTCTTACAGACTTTGGTTATCTACGTAAACGATGGAAAGATACTACAGAAGAAGAACGTCTGTTAGGTGTATCTCTCACAGGTATCATGGATTGTCCTACTGTATACGATGCTTCTCCAGAGGCTCTTCAACAACTAAGAGATGTGGCTATTAAGACTAACAAGAAATTAGCAGAGAAACTAGGTATCAATCATAGTACTGCTGTTACATGTGTTAAACCTTCTGGTACTGTGTCACAACTTGTTGATGCTGCCTCTGGTATACATGCTCGACATAATCCTTATTATGTTAGGACTGTTAGAGGAGATAACAAAGACCCGCTGACCATGTTTCTCAAAGACAAAGGTATACCAGCAGAGCCAGACTTTACAGCACCTGATAGCGTAACAGTATTTTCTTTTCCTATGAAAAGTCCAGATAATGCTGTATGTCGTTATGACATGGGTGCTATTGAACAACTTGAACTGTGGTTAAAGATAGCTGATAACTACTGTGAACATAAACCTTCAGTTACTATCTCTGTTAAAGAACATGAATGGTTTGAGGTAGGCTCTTGGTGTTGGAATCACTTTGATTCTTTATCAGGTATTTCTTTTCTACCTTTCTCAGACCACACTTATAAGCAAGCACCTTATCAAGATATTAATGCTGAAGATTATAACAAGTTATCTAAGGGAATGCCTCCTGCTATTGATTGGTATGAGCTTCAAGAATATGAACGAGGAGATACAACTAGTGGATCACAAGAGTTAGCCTGTACTGGTGGCGTGTGTGAGGTAGTAGATATAGGAGCATAGTATGTCAACTACATTAACTTCTTTTTACTTACGACAATATAAAGATACTGTACCTAAAGGTGATTCCAATATACATGAAGCTATTGATTTATTGCTACATTATATGGGTGATACTTTGGATAAACCTGTAGAAGATTTTCCTGACTCTGGATTTACAGATAGCTTTGATGCTAAAGCAACGGAGATGTTGAAATGAGACAATTTGTATTTGACTGTTGGAACGGTGTGATGAACGCAGAGATAAGTCCTTTGAAAAATATAAAGGATTTACAGGTAAGACATTTAGTCCTACAAACACTTGCTTGGATGTGGTGTATTACATTCTCAATTATGATAGGAGATTTATTATTCTTTGGTTATACCCTTATTGCTCACACCGTTCTTATAGTTGCTATAGTAGTGACAGTAAGTACATTTGAAACTGCTAGAAGAAGTCCTAATACTTTTAACTTTGTTAAGAAATACCATACACCTTCTAGGAGCCGCCATCAGTGGCACAATGGTAAGAAGATAGTTTATTCAGATGGAGACCCAGGTGGAGAACATGAATAATATGGAAGTTACACTTATTGATCATATGGGTTCTGATCTTACAGTTGTAAATGCAGCAAGAGTTTCTTTTAACAAAGAATCAAACTGGGAAACAATACCAGAGGCTGGGCCTGTACGTGATCTTCTTAAAGAAACAGATGAAAGACTAATTACTTATCTTGCTAAACATAAACATTGGACGCCCTTCGCTCACACCTCTCTTCAGTTTAGGATCAAGGCTCCTATTTTTGTAGCTAGACAGCTTGGTAAACATCAGGTGGGTTTGGTTTGGAATGAAATCAGTAGGAGATATGTTGATTATGAACCAGAGTTTTACTACCCAGAATATTGGAGAGGTAAAGCAGATGATAAGAAGCAAGGTAGTTCAGAGAAGAAGATAGATATTAATCCATCTCACGGCTCTGGCCCTGCTATGGTAGATGATTATAAACAAGCTATGCAGACATGCAGTTGGACCTATCAACAGTTACTTAGAAAAGGTGTGGCACCAGAGATGGCACGCATGGTTCTTCCACAGAGTATGTTTACTGAATGGTACTGGACAGGTAGTTTAGTATCTTTTGCTAGGGTCTGTTCTTTAAGAAGTAAAACAGATGCTCAAAGAGAAACTCAAGAGATATCTTCTATGCTTGAGATACAATGTGCAAAGTGCTTTCCTTCTTCTTGGTCAGCTTTAATGACCCCATGAAATTATATACTAACGATGAAGACTTTGATCTGTTGCACCAAGCAGCAGATAAAGCTAGAAAAAATGCTAAAGAAGTAAAAGTTTCTAGACAGGCTCTTATAAATATACTTATGGATCATTCACATTTAGTAAGGTCAGTAAAAGAATTAGGAGATGATGTAGAATTTAGTTGACTTTACATTTAAGATATGATATAATTCGTAATATAGTAGAGAATGCTTTTGGTTCTCTACCTTCTTGCTAACAAAGGAGAACAATATGAACAGATCGTATCCTAACTTTCCATCTCATGTGTGGAATAATTTTTTTGAGCAATCAGTTGGTTTTGATAAATTACTATCTAATATAGATAACTATTATCTCAACGTAGATAAGAAACCCTCTTATCCTCCTTATAATATTATTAGAAATAGTGAGTCATCTTATCAAATTGTTATTGCCCTAGCAGGTTTTAGCAGTGAAGATATTACTGTAAGTTTAAATGAAAATATTTTAACTGTAATAGGAGATGTAAAATCAGATGACAACCCAGATAAATACTTAATAAAAGGTATTGCTTCTAGAAAATTTGAAAAACTATTCTCACTAAATGAATATGCTATTGTAGATAGTGTATCATTTAAAAATGGTGTGCTAGATATTAAAATTAATATTGTGTTACCTGAAGAGAAACAACCTCAGACCTTTACTATAGAGGAGTAACCATGTCACAGACCTATAATATCTACATAGGATTTGATCCTAAAGAAGAAGCTGCATACGAGGTTCTTAAATGGAATCTAGAACGTATTGCTAAAAATCCTTTGAATATTTTTCCACTTAAAAAAAATATTCTAGAGAAAATAGGTCTGTATACTAGAGAATATACAGAAGAGAATGGACAAAAGATTGATAAGATCGATGGTAAACCATTCTCTTCTGACTTCTCATTTACACGTTTTTTAGTTCCTGCCTTAACTATGTATAAAGGATGGGCTTTGTATATGGATTGTGACATGTATCCAAGGAGTGATATCTGTGAATTGTTTGAAGAATATAATGATCCTTTCCATGCTTTATATTGCGTTAAGCATGAGTACGCACCTAAAGATAATACGAAGATGGACAATCAGAAACAAGAATCGTATTATCGAAAGAACTGGTCAAGTCTCATGCTGTTCAATTGTGAGCATCCTCAAAATCAAATGCTTACTCCGCATGTAGTAAACACTCAAACAGGACAATACCTACACAAGTTTGGATGGTTGCCTGATAAGCCAGCAGATATTGGAGGTATTAATGAAGAATGGAACTGGCTTGATGGTCATTCTCCTGAAGAACTAGAAGCAAAGAATGTTCACTTTACAACGGGTGGTCCTTGGTTTTATAATTGGAAATGTAAACGTGAAATGGATGGCAAGTATGCAGCAGAGTGGAACAACGATGCTGTATATATGCAAACAATTGGTGTGCTTAAAAATGAAGTACACAAGTATTTTTTATAAGGAATAATAATAATAATGACCAACATTAATTTTGTAACATCTTTCAATGAAAGTCTATTTGTTGATACTTCATATAAGTTTTTAGAATCTGTCATTGATAAATGGGAACCTAAGATTAACCTTACATGCTATACTCATGATCTTGATCTTAGTAATTATGTAACTCCTAATGTAAAGAATATTACATTTAAATCGTTACATGATGTAGATACATATGATACATTTCAAAAAACATTTGCTAAACATAATGGCACTGAAGGTCAGACAGTAGATTATAATTGGAAGATTGATGCGTTACGTTGGTCACATAAAGTATTTGCATTAACTCAATCTGCATTCAATCTAGTAGCTAATCATAAATCTCCTGGTTGGCTTATCTGGATTGATGCAGATTCTTATACGCTAAAACGCATGACAACTAAAGATGTATTAGCTCTTCTTCCTGAAGGTGCTGATGTAGTTTGTCTTGAACGATCTGATCAAGAGTATCATGAAGGTGCTTTCATGGCGTTTAATTTAAATAGCCAAGCTACTCAAGATTTGTTGGGAGATTTACGTGGTGCCTATATATCAGGAGAGGTATTTAACTATAGAGAATGGCATGATACTTTTATATTTACTCGACTTCTTACTTTGTATAAAGCTCACGGTTTAAAAGTTCTTAATCTAGGAATGAACGCAGATACAAAAAATTATACTGCATTTGAACAGTCTCCTCTTGCACCTATGTTCCTTCACTTTAATGGTGCAGATGCCTCTTCATTAAAAAATATTCGCGATGAAAAAGGTGAACGATTTATTTCTTTGTCAGATGATACATCATATGATATTCTACCTAGCCGTTATACATTATTGTCTGATGTAATGAAACATTATAAACCAGAAAAAACAATCTTAGAGACAGGAACTTGGAATGGTGGTCGAGCTATTCAAATGGCTATGACTATGTTTGAACATACAGATACTGTTCATTATATTGGTTATGATTTGTTTGAAGATGCTACTCCTGAAACAGATGAAGAAGAGTTTAATGTTAAAGCTCATAATAAAATGAACGCAGTTGAAAAAAGATTTACAGACTTTGCTAACATTATGCTAAAGCGTAAGTCTAAATATTTTACCTTTGAATTAATTAAAGGTAATACACGACAGACTATGACAAAACAAGATGCCGACTTTGTATTGTTGGGTAGTGGTAATAGTATACAAACTGTACAGAATGAATATGAACATGTTAAACATAACAAGATAATTGTACTAGATAATTATTATATGCAAGATAGTTCAGAGCGAAATGTTATTGATAAGTACAAAGGTGTGAACGAAGTCTTTGAAAATATTAAAGAGTCTAAAGTAAAACAAGATCAAAAGACAGATGATGGTTGGACATCGTTTGATAAAGAAGACACAGGTATTAGAAAACTTATTCTACCATCATCAGATGATGTAAGAGGTGGAGGTATTGCACACATTTGTTTAGTGTTAAATGATCCTAGTTTACCTGAAGTACCTAAAAAATTTAAACAAGTACCTATCATAGTTAATCCTAGAGATTGCGTATCTAAAGATTATATTCGTGATAATATTAAAGCTAATCTTAAAATGATTGAACCTAATAGGTTTATGCACCGTATTAGTCCACATAATAAAACAGCTTTAATTGTTTCTGGCGGTCCTTATTTAAATATTAAAGAACTTAAAGATACAATTAAATCTATTCCAGGGTGTAAAGTAGTATGCGTTAAACACAGTTATAATAAACTAATTACAAATGGTATTAAACCGTGGGCTTGTGTCGTACTTGATCCTCGTCCTATTACAGGTGTAAGCACTCATGGTATTGTGCGAAAAGAATTATTTAAAGAGGTTGATCCTGATACAAAATTTTTTATAGCATCTATGACAGACCCTTCTGTAACAGAATATCTAATGTCTAAAAGTGCAGATATCTATGGATGGCACGCTTTTACAGAGTCTCTACGTGATGAAGATGAACGAGGTGTGCAGATTGTTAATAATCAAGTTCATCTTGTAAGTGAATTAGGTATACCTCAAGGGTCTACATTAATTACAGGTGGTACTTGTGCAGCAATGAGATCTATTGGTATCATGAATACAATGGGCTTTAGGGAGATGCATCTATTTGGCTTTGATTGTTCTATGGAAGAGCCTACTGAAGAACAAATGAAAGAGACTACAGGTGCTGAAGATGAAGACCCTAAACCTAAGTATATGAAAGTCACAGTAAATGATATAGACTTTTGGACTACAGGTGAACTTCTAGCTATGGCACAAGATTGTGAGCGTAGTTTCAGGGATGAAAACTCTTCAATTAATTTTACTTTTCACGGTGAAGGAACAATGGTAGCAGAACTATGGAAGATTATTGATTCGGAACGACCTACTCCTAAGTTTGAGGAGGTGTTCGATGACTAATTTTTCTAGACAAGCTCCCTCTTCTCGATACAATGAGTTGATTAAAAAGTATGAAACAATTCATGCAAAAGGTAAGGGATATTTTAATGGTAAAAGTTTATTAAAATATATCTCTGTTATTCAAACAAAACTTATTGTTCATGAATGCAAAACACTTCTTGATTATGGTTGTGGCAAAGGTCTTTTGTATACGGATGAGTGTCACACTGTAATGCCATCATCTCCTAAAGCTAAACCTATCACTCGACCATTACAAGAACTTTGGAACTTAACCAGTCATACGTGTTACGATCCTGCCTATCCGCAACATGCTACTAAACCTACAGGAACCTTTGATGCTGTTATTTGTACAGATGTTCTTGAACATGTGAACGAAGAAGATATGGAATGGGTATTGAATGAAATTTTTTCTTATGCAAACAAAATGGTTTTCTTAAACGTGGCTTGCTTTAAAGCAGCTAAACATTTTGATGATGGCGAGAATGTACATATTAGTGTATTCAATCCTGAATGGTGGTACATTTTGATATCAGATATCATGAAACAATATCCTAATCTTACAACATATTTAACATGTGAGAAGATAGGACATGCGACAGACTATACAATAAGAGGAGGAGAATAAAATGATAGGAATTGCAGAGAGTGTTATTGGAGTTGCAGGTAAAGTTCTTGATAAATTTGTAGAGGATAAAGATTTAAAAACTAAACTTAGTGCAGAGCTTCAATCACAATTAATTAATCTAGATGCTCTTCAAGCACAAACAAATCTAGAGCAAGCTAAACATGATTCTATTTTCGTCGCAGGAGCTAGACCTGCTATCATGTGGATATGTGCTTTTGCTTTGGCATGGCAGTATATACTAGCACCTATGGCATCATGGGCATTGGCTATATGGTATCCTGTAGTTACTCTTCCAGAGCTAGGTACTGAAGAGCTTACAGGGCTTATCATGGCATTACTCGGATTGGGTGCAGCCCGTTCATATGAGAAGGCTAAAGGTGTTGCTAGAAATAGCATGAAAAGGTAATGAAGATTTTATTATTAGGGGCTATGTGTTTGTCTTTAAATGGATGTATACATCTAGCAGTTTTTTCTATCATAAAAGAAACCGCTACATGGTCATACTATGATAAGAAATTTAAAGAACTTGAAGAAAAACAAAAGCCATAATTATTTATTTAGATGTATGATTATATTACTAGTGTCTTATTTTATCTATGTAGTAGGATCAGCAATAATTAATACAGTATGTGGAGGATGTTTAGTATGATAGAGGGCAAGGTATGGGGTACTACACAAAATATTTTTTCAAATAACTCTTTTGAGTTTCACCGCATAGAATTTAAAAAGGATAGTGAGTGTAGTAAACATAAACATCTATATAAATGGAACGGATTTTTTGTAGAGCGTGGTAGGCTCTTAATAAGAGTGTGGAAAAATTCTTATGATCTAATTGATCAAACTATTTTAAAGGCTGGAGAGTTTACAAAGGTAAAGCCTGGAGAGTATCATCAATTTAAAGGACTTGACGATGGTGTAGCATTTGAGATATACTGGGCTGAGTTTAATCATGAAGACATTGAAAGGGAAAGCGTTGGATCGTGACTGGGAAACTCTCCAGC